CTATACTACAATAAAACCTTTAACAACAAAGAGAAATGAAAACACCAGTAAAAGAATTATTTGATAAACTATGGGACACGCCAAAAGATAAATTTACTTGGTATGCTATACTTAGGCAAATACTTGAAAAAGAGAAAGAGGTTATTACGGAAGCCTTTCTGGATGGAAAGTTGGATGGTTGGCAGAACCAATGGGCTCATCCAAATGACTACTACAACGAAACCTTTAACACCAAAGAGAAATGACACAACAAGAAAGAACATCATCAATAAGATTGGATGAGGTGAAGATAACCCTACCAATCGTGTGGAGTTCAAGGAAATCAAAGATATATTCTTTGATACTAAGGGACTCAGCGGGAGTATACCATTATTTTAATCCCGATGGTACTTATGATGGGTATTCGTCAGATCCACATATCGATAGTGAGACGGGTGCAAGTTTGAATTAATACTAAAGAGAAATGAAGACACTAGTAATTTTGGCAGTATGTGCTCTGAGCCCCAGTGGGTATAAGTACGCCTGTGCCGATGAGGAGAACAAAAGCTTTCGTATGATGATGGCTGAAGAGTTCCAGGTAGGAGATACCGTTGTAGTAGACTCCCTATTTCATATAATAGAAATAAAACCACACAAATGAAAAGATTAAAGAGAATTAAGAGTCGATTTACTATGACTCCTATGAACTTCCTGTACCACGATACATTCGATGGAAAAGATGTTTGGCTCTATGTGGATTGTTATGGGCATCGTTGGATGGCAAATAAGAACTATATTCCCTACTGGGACGCAAGAATACTACTATGATCGAGAAAGTCTGGATAGACGAGCACGAGTGTTTTCGTGTATATATTAATGGTGTGCATGAAGCCACCTTCTTCTACTATGAGGAAGCCGCCCTATATCTGAAAAATAGGCGTATGGGTAAAAATTAACCCCCCCTCTTTAAAAAGTACCCCCCCCGAAACTAACGCTTGTTAGTTTTTTTTATGTTTGTGCGGGTGGTGAAGGTAATAATACGTTGGGGATCAGTAATCACCGTCAAAAAAGCACCCCCCCGACCTCTTCGGCTGAATTGCTGAAAAAAGGGAAGGAAAGAGGGAGGATCTGCTTGATTATCAATGAGTTAGAATAAGAATCGGAATCGGATATCTCATACACAATAGAGCGAGTGTGTATTGAAAACCCTTGTCACCATTGGGTTTGAGGCAATTTTAAGGTGAGAAAGGTGCGATGAGTTGGTGCTTCCTTGGTCGGTTGCTCTCCTCCATCCATATCAGTTGGATTTGGAGGTGACATTCGGTTGGCGAGTGGGAATTTTCGGGGGGGATTTTCGGGTAGATTTGGGGTTCAATTTGGGGTTCAATTTGGGGGTGATTTGGGGTGCTTTTTGGCATCGTTTTGGGGTGCTGATTTGGTGCTGATTTTTGCCATTTTTGCCACCTTACTGTCGGTCAGTGTGAAATTTATAGTGATTCTAAATAGCACATCTAACTGATTGATTTTCAAGGATCGCCCAGGGGGGAGCTCACACGCACACGCACGGGAATACCTATTGGGGGAAAAGGGGCAATCGGAAGATGCATAGAAATTCCAAATCTTTTTCTATCTTCGCTTCACAATTAACAAAAAACACACACACAAAACACATCGTTATGAAAAACCAAATCAACATCCGTTTCACATTGTCACAGAACACCAATGTAACCTTCAATGCCGATGGCATCGCCCAAGCCGACTCTTGCGTCTACAAGCACACCATCGCTCTGCAAATCACCAACAACCAAATGTCCTTTGGTCAGTTGGGTGGATTCCTTGCCAATCGTTTCTTCCGATTCGTTCTTAAGGCAAAATCTACAGGTTACGGCTTGAACTTGCGTTTGCCCTTTGATTTCTCAATTGAGGCTGATGGCATTGAGATTGCTGACACGATGAAATTGAGCGAAGAGTGCCGTCACCAAATCCGTGTGGGTACTACCGAGCGTGGGCAGAAACGATTTGCCCGATTGATGGCTTTGTCTTTGCACTCTGCCTTGGAATCGTACGCCAATACATTCGCTTGGGGTGATTTGTTGGATGACTCCACTTGCCACGAATTTGCCAACCTATGGGCAGAGGTTCGTGGGTTGTTGGATGCCCCATTGACCGAGGTTGTCGGTTGCGTCTCTGAAGAGGCGTAACCACACCTCCAAGGTTGTCTGACCAAATCGGGTTGCACTCAAGGGTGCATTCGGGTGTGAGGGAACTCTGTCAAAGGTAGTAGGCTGAACGGCATTGCCGAATTGCTGAACCCGAAAGGACACCACCGAGCAGACACCATCGTTCTCTGACATAAGGCGAGTCGGCATTGCTGACATCCACCAAGGGGCAACCCTATGTGGGTGCAGTCGTGAGCAATGTCTTCTCGCTCCCATACGCCAATCAGTTGATGCGGACTCCATTGTGGTTGCGTCAACATTGTATCGGATGGGGATTTTTGTATCGGGTTAGTACATCTATGCGACCTTTGACAGACCATAGAGGGGGGTGCGATTCCCCTACCGATACCCAATGGCGTACACTCATCAGTTCACGCCTTTCTTTTTATTATCTGAAACCCAAACCAAAACCAAACACAATGAAGAATTTCTTTCACAACCTCGGCATTTGTTCACTTGCAATCGTTGCCGTTTTGCTCACTAACTACACCTTGATGGTAATGCTCAACACATTGCTTGGAGGATCTGGTTTTCCTTTCCAATGGAATTCCATTGACCAAACTATGTTCCGCATCTGCTTTAGCGTAGCATCTTTCGTTTCTTTTATCCTCTTGGGAGGCAACCTTGACCTTAAAAAATAATTTATAAACACAATGAAAACTTTCACTATCCCCGCAAACAAAACCGAACAAGAGTATGTTTGGTCTACCAATTACATCAATGCCAACATTGCTGAATTGCAAAAACATCTTCTGCCTTTCACCGATAAGGTGGAAGATGTAACCTACCACAATGATGAATGTGCATCCATTGCAGTAAACTTGAATGGTGTAGGTTACCAAATCTTTCTGCCCAATACTTTCCATATTGGAGAGGCAACGCTTGATGATTTTATGAATGAGAACAATGAGTTCCCATTCTATAACCTTATCAAAGATGAAGAGTACGCCTTTGAAAAGACATTCAGCAAAACCTTTCGTGACCTTGAGTCACTTGCCCAATTCCTCAAAAAGCTGCAAACTAAAACCCAAGGCATTGCGAAAAAATCAAAATCAACCATCGTTAGTTTATCAACTGATGATGCAATCAACGAGTTGTACGACCACTTGCTGATCCACGAAGGCATAGTTGTATATCCTTATGGTGATACTGAAGCACCACTCTATGCCATTAATGATGGCAAAAAGTATGTGATGTTAATTGATAGAGATTACTTGTATTTGAATAGCATCTCTCAAATCGTAATGGTTGCAGAGTGCTATTACACCACCGAAGACATTGTTCAAGTTCGTAACTTATTCTAAAACTATGAAAAAGACACATATCCAATACATTGATGCAGATTACATTGATGAACATCAAAAAGAGTTTGAAGATTTTGACTATCAAGAATTAGAGGGGGGACTATTAGTTTCCCCCTTTGAGGATTTTCAAAATCAAGTAGCCATAGGAATCGTATGGCAAGAAAATGGTCATTCTGGTTGTAATATGTATTGCATCTACAACCACTCATCAGCCAAATACAAATACTTCGCTGTTGAAAAACACGCAGTTGAATGGGTGGAGTTTGTATATATGAATGACAGATACGAATCCGAAAGGTATGATGCCGAGCAGAAGCATTGGAATGACCTTTCAACTTGGGCAGAGCGTCACTCTTGTGATGATTACGAAGATTAAAAAAAAACCTATGGAAATAAGAGTTAATCAACAAGCAAAACAAAAACAACTTGATGAAGTTGTTGTGGCTATCATTAACAAAGCACAAGGATTTGCAGATATGGGCATTGACCAATTTGTCTTCAATTTTCCAAGTGGAGTAAACATCTATTCAGCAATAATTGATGTAAAAAAGCAAACTAATGAAACCGTTTATGTTCCTTCTCGTGGGATCAGCGGAAAAGAAGTTACATTTTGTATCAAAGATTAAAAAACACCTAATAAAAACACTATGAGCAAGTTTCACGAAACCAAAGAGACTCAAATTATGAACACCAAGAAAGTACAATTCTTGGTTGGCAAGACCATCAAGCAAGTTCGTTACCTATACGAATCTGAAACACCTGACTGGTGGTCAAGCACACCGATAGTCATTGAGTTTACCGATGGCTCTATATTAATACCACAAGCAGATGATGAAGGCAATGATGGTGGTGCAATGTTGTATCAAGACGAAACAACCGAAAAAATAATAAACACTATATGAGAATCGTTTTCAGAATCGGGGATACCTTAAATGTGGTATCCCTTGGTAAAACTACCAATAAGAAAATCGCTGATCCTAAAGAGAAGATTGTTCAGACATACCATTTCTCCAAGGAGCAGTTTGATGTGGCACAAGGCAAGACATCTATGCGTGAGTTTTTCTCACACGATGGCAAGGTATGCTTTGACTGCCCATTCGCAGTATCCAATGGAGCAAAGTTGTCTGCTTGTTACACCCATAAAATGATGCAGTATAGCGGATTCCTTTCTGCCTTGCGTAGCATCGGGTCACTATCCAAATGGGAAGACATCCCCGAGCTCACCGATGAGATCAGCAATCGCATAGTAAGTATGTGCGAGGGTAGGTATGTCCGATTCGGCACATATGGGGAACCGTCTCTCTTGCCTTTCTATTTGGTATCTTGTATGGTCGCAGTAGCAAAATCTTGGACAGGCTATACTCACCAATGGCGTAAGAAAGAAGAATACTCCAAGGTGTTTATGGCATCTACTCATTCTCCCGAAGAAGAGTACCTTGCTTCCCTTATAGGGTACCGTTCCTTTGTGGTATCATCGGAGACCCATTCACAATTCATATCTTGCCCCGCTTCCAAAGAAGGAGGATTCAAATCCAATTGCTCCAAGTGTGGACTATGTAGCGGATCAGCGGGTAAGGGTAAAAAATCAGTATACATTTTAGAACACTAATGCAGAAAATACAAACCTTTGAGCATTCTCGCTACGCCCAGGACTTGCGTGTAGCGAGTGAGTACCATCCCCAAGAAGATGTATGGACATCAGATTTTTGTGAGCCATACGAATGGGATTCAGAAACCGATATGCGTTTTGACATCTATGTCAACTATGTCGGAGAAGGAGACAAAACACTCATCAGTGCCCTCACCGCTTATTGCTATGGCAAGATTGATAACGCAGAATATTTAATTTCAACAATAAACAATGGTCAAGACATTTAAGATTGGCGAGTGGTGCTATGGTGGCATTGCTCGTATCACCACAAAACCTCGTGGTGTATTTTCAGTAGAACTTTTAGATTGGAATACCAAAAAAGTTCTCAAGTGGAAATTCGTATACGGCTACGAAGAATTGGAAGAATTTATGTGCGATATGTCTACTCCTTATTGGGCAGATGTAGTGTGCGATTACTTTAAGGATAAAAACATTTAATAGATAAAAACATATGAATAAAAAACAAGCATTAGCAGTATTGAAGAGCGGAAGGTTCTTCTCTGCACAATTCACCAAGAAAGATGGTTCAGTTCGTTACATCCACGCTCGTGCCGGTGTTAAGAAGCATCTGAAACCCAATGCCAAACCCAAGGCTTATAATCCATCTGAACTAGGATATCTAACTGTTTGGGATATCAAGAAACAAGAGTACCGTTTGGTTAATCTCCAAACATTAGTAAGTGTAAACAATAAAATCGTAAAATAATTATGGGACGCTATTATTCGGGAGACATTGAAGGCAAGTTCTGGTTTGCCCTACAAAATTCAAATGCCGCTGATCGGTTCGGTCGTGAAGGCTATTCATCTTTTCTGCAATACTACTTTGATGAAGATTCATTGGATGGTGTTGAAGCAGAGATTGCACACATTGAAGCCAAGTTGGGAGACAAGTTGCACACCTTGGACAAATTCTTTGAAGAACACGATGGATACAACGATGAGATGTTGGAAGCCATCGGTATCACACGAGCAGATTTGAGCGAGTATGCTGATTTAGGATTAGGCAAACAAATTGCCACTTGTATCATTGAGAATGGAACTTGTCAGTTTGAAGCAGAATTATAATTATGGGAGCAGAATTTAATATAGACCAGGCGGTAGGTATCACAATGCGTGATGCCTACCAAAATGCCGTTGACGATGCACATTATCAGTATGGTCACGACCCTTACAACGGCACAATATCAACGACCCACGGATTTGTTGATGTAACCAAATTGTTCAACTCTATGAGCGAACAAGAGTTTTTAGACACCGCCTTTGACAACATAGAAAAATGGGGTGAGGCTTGGGGTGTTCGCCTTGGTCAGCGTGAGGGATCAGAACTTTCACATTACAAATTTTATTATTGGGGAGCAGTATGAACATTATGAAATTAACAAAAATAGAATGGGACTCATTTAAGCGTTTAGTCCACACCGAAGAAATTTACATCAACACGATGCACATCCATCTTTTCAAATCAGTCGTACCTTATGAACAAATGGTCGCTAAAGGATACGATAAAATAACCAATATAACGGTAGGTGACCAACATTTCTATGTTACCGAAACACCACAAGAAATCCAAAAAACAATTAACTACCTACACCAATGAAAAACTTAATCAAAGAAAAATTAATCAATCACTATCGGACTTGTAGTTGTAATCAGTATGGACAAATGTCAACCATCAGCATCTCTGAAATCATTGATAAAAACAATCCGCAAGAGGTAGAAGAATTGTCATCTTTAGTGGCAATCTCTACCTACGGATGGAGATATGGTACATACAAAGGTATCAATCCTTGGGGTGCATTTAAGTCCGATGATATCAAATCAGAATGCACTGAAGCATTTAATCAAAATGAAAATAGAAAAAGAAATTTGAACTCTTGGTAATATGAGAAAACTAAATGTATTAGTCGCTTGTGAATTTAGCGGTGCTATTCGCAACGAGTTTAGAAAATTAGGTCATAACGCAATCAGTTGTGACATAGTAGAAGCTGCTGATCACTCCCCTTACCACCACCAAGGGGATGTTCGGGAGATTCTATCCACTCATCAATGGGATTTGCTTATTGCTCACCCACCCTGTACCTACCTTACCGTTTCAGGCAATCGGTGGTTCAAACCCGAATATGCAGAGCGTTATCCCAATCGTCCACAACAAAGGAAAGATGCTATAGATTTCTTTATGGAACTATACAATGCACCTATCCCTCATATAGCAGTAGAGAATCCTATTGGTATTATGAGCAAGGAGTTTCGGAAGCCCGATCAAATCATTCAGCCGTGGCAGTTCGGAGACCCATTCCAAAAGTCAACTTGTCTATGGCTTCGTGACCTACCCTTGCTACGCCATACCAATGTGGTTGACAAGGGCGAGTTCATTGAATGGACTGACAAGAACGGCAAGAAGAAACGCCAACCGAAATGGTATGCCGAGGCTTTCCAAAAGACATCTGATCCTGTTGAGCGTCAGAAGATTCGCAATACTACTTTCCCCGGAATTGCCAAGGCTATTGCCGAGCAATGGTCTGACTACATCATCGGATAATTTTATTGTCTTGTAACCAATTATCAATTTATTTACTATCTTTGCACAAACAAGACACATATGGGAAACAAAAAATACACCGTCAAGGTACATCGCACCTACGAGGTATGTATTCAAGTTGAAGCGACCAATGCACAAGATGCCCAGGAAATTGTAGAATGGAGTACACCTGAAATAGAGGGATTAATCTTTGACGCAATGGCTGATCCGCATACAATTTTAGAACAACAAATAACAACCTTAACAAAATAAAATTATGGAAAACATTCAACACATTTCACTAGCGTGGAACATCAACGACACGAAAGCCCACGCTGCACAACACAACCACTTTCCCAATAACGAACAAGCCCAGGTTTTGCTTGACCAATTCTTTGAGGAGCGTGGTGATCACATCATTGAATACATCAATAACTTGATGGCAGATTTTTGTCACGACTTTTATAATGGATACGACAATGACTGAAATAATTAAAGGATGGTTTGATATTATGTCTTCAGAAGAAGATATCTTGACATCAGAAGCAAGGGATCAGCATCCCAATTCTATCACCGATTTAGAACTTGATGATATGGTCAACGAGTACAAAAAGATTTTTAATAGGGAGGATATATACATCTCTGCCTACGAAGTTCGTGATAACGACATTAACGACATTAAACATTGCTATGAATATGGACAAAACTAAAATGATTTGGGATGCCTTGGAATGGGCAAACAAAGTAAACGACAAGCAAGGCGTAATTGATTGTGCTACCGCTATGGGTATTGACGAATTGCGTCACTGCAAAGGATGTATGGATGGTGAGCTGCACTACGAGAATCAATGTGTAGTATGTGGGACTATCAACATATGGACACGATTTGATGTAGAGGTCAACCCATTCACACGAGAGGTCAATATCGTACCAACCTATAGTGACTATCGTATTAGTTGTGCTGATATTAAGTTCAATGAATTAGACGAATTGGCATCATTCACCTATCAAGGTACCGTCTTTGATGTCCACTTTTGGTACGATGGAATTTTTACATTGGAGATATATCCATATGGTAACTCGTTCGGAACAGAGACAGAATCATTAACAAACAAATTAGAAATTAAATATTAAAACTATGGGATTTTTCAGTTGGAAAACACAGGACACGAATCGTAGCATCAACAACTGCTATGTTAAAAATCGCAAACCCTTTACCGTCTATATGCGTGATGATCAAGGCAATCTATGGCGTGAAGATAACTACGAAGGCTATGGCGAATTTGGTGGTAAAGATTACTACGAACTCCTTGCCGAGATGAACGGAAAGAAGACAAGGCAAGAAGGTATTGACTTGGCCTTTGGTAAGGAACCGTTCAAATCACCCAACCTTACGGAGAGCGAGGACTGCACCTACAATTGGCGTGGCCCAGAAGATTGCCCCGACCAAGGTTATTTCTATGATGACCACGATTGTTGGGAAGATGATGATGAAGAAAATTAAAAAAAAGTATGAAGAAGTTAATTAAACAATTAGAGAAACGATACCCAGGCATTCACATCTTTGAAGTGGAGAAGGATCGGTTTAAGATATCAGCAGAACACGAATTCTTTACCAAGAATGGATACGAGGCATTGAACTATTGGTGCGAGAACTACACCCATTATCAATTAGGTGTACACAATGAATTTCAAGCCTTTGTGGAAGCCCACAACTGTTGGTTGGAATGGCAGAACCCAGGTGTAATTAAATGTATAGAGGAGTGATGAGTGTATGCGGAATTTGAAATGGTTTTTGTTTCTCGTTGTATCGTTTATGATGTATAGTTTTTTTAGTATATAAAGATGAAAGTTTTAGAATTATTTGCTGGTAGCCGTTCCATTGGTAAAGCTGCCGAAGCACACGGACACGAAGTGTTCTCCTCTGATTGGTCTGCCTTTGAAGACATTGACTATGTGGTAGACATTAACAAGTTTGATTACGATGAGGTACCGTTTGTACCCGATATGATTTGGGCATCTCCTCCTTGTACTACATTCTCTGTTGCTTCTATAGGAAAGCATTGGGATATGAATCGGAGACCCAAAACACAAGATGCAATTATGGGTCTGCAAATCCTTAAGAAGACATTGGACATCATTCGCCACTACAAAGAATTGAATCCCGATCTGATTTGGTATGTGGAGAATCCAAGAGGTATGATGCGTAAGGTAGATGTTTGGGAATACATTGCCCATACTCGCCATACCGTCACCTACTGCCAATACGGAGATTCTCGTATGAAACCAACGGACATCTGGACCAATAACCATTTGTGGACTCCCAAACCTGCGTGTAAGAATGGGTCTCCGTGCCACATTGCCGCTCCTCGTGGTTCAAGAACAGGTACTCAAGGCTTGGTAGGTTCGTACGAAAGAAGTAAATTGCCAACTCAATTATGTCAAGAAATAATACTATGCACACCGATCAAATCCTACATTTAATTGATAAGGGATGGGTTGCTTTCAACCCTTACAACAACGAGATGAATCGCCCACCCTATCAAGTTACCATTGCTGAAATGGAAGAAAGTATTTCAGTAGATATTCTCACGCCAGAAGATATGATGGATTTTGCTTTAGAGACATTTGTCAATTGGCATTCGCCCGAACTCAAGAAAGTAGACAAGGATAAAATCTTCGTTCTGATTATGGCTTACGATTCTTTCTATGAGGTTTCATATGAGGTAGCCTTTGATGATTTCTTTGAGGCGTGTGAGTTTGCAAACGACCACGAAATCTACGAAGTTTATGATCAGAAATCGGGCAATGTAATTTATACCGATGAAGAAGATTTACCTTCAGATGAGGAGTAGATTGTTCTACCTCTTGTTTCACATTGTGTTGTTGTATTTGATATATTTAGAAGTCAAATCTTTTATTTGGTTAATTAAACGATGAGAAGAATAGATATAGAAATCCCAGAAGATTTGTACAATGCTTTGATAGACAAATTTGGTAGCAAGAAACGAGTAGAAGATTTAATCAACTATAGATTGGAAGCGAGTATACGAAAGCAAAGATATCTGATAAACAAAAGCGAAGATGAAATCCAAAGAATGGCAACCATCTCCGTGTATATAAAAGAATATTTGTATCCATATTTTAATGCTCATCTTATCAATCTAAACTTGAGTAAACAAAATTTTATAGTTAAGATTTTAAGAAGATTATTAAGAGGTAAATGAAAGCAATAGGTTATATCCGTGTTAGTTCTGATATGCAAGCTGAGAAAGGGACATCCTTGGAAAACCAGGTGGCTCGTATCAAAGAGTTTGCAGAGCGTAAAGGTTTAACTCTCCATCATATCTACGAAGATGCTGGTTTCAGCGGTAAGAATACCAACCGACCAGGCTTTCAAGAAATGATGGAAAAGATTAAGCAAAAAGATATTACGGCTTTGATTGTGTGGCACTCCACACGATTTGCTCGTAACCTCCGGGACTTTATCAACCATATGGACTTGCTTGAAAAACACAAGGTCAAGTTCTATTCTATTGAAGAACCCGAAATGAGCGGATCCTCTGGTAAGGCTATGCGAAATCTTATGGCTGTCTTTGCCGAGTATCAATCAGATGTAACAGGTGACCATACCCGATCAGTAAAAGCAAACTTAAAGAAAAACAAACAAGTATATTGTGCCTACCCTCCACTTGGGTACAAGAATATAGACGGTGAATTAATTAAAGATGACTCATCCTATCAAATTGTTCTACAAATAAAACAATGTCACCAGGATGGAATGTCTCTTTATAAGATAGCCAAGATGCTGAATGACAATGGAATCATCGGCAATAAAGGTGGAAAATTTTATTCAAGCACTATACAAAAAATATTGAAAAATAACATCTATGAAACTTATTGAAACCAATTTTGAATTAGAAAATAGAACACGAATAGTTGAATCTTTAGAGGCTGCTTTAGGTGTTCCACGAGAGTTTTGGGAACGCAAACGAAGCAAACGACAAGATGAGGTTCGCATACGCCACATTTATGCTTATCTGCTATACAAATATGGTGGTTATACATTGAAACAATCTGCGAACATATTGGGTCATAAGAACCACACAACCATCATTCATTCTTATAGAACCGTAGAAGAGTGGCTTGAGTTGCCACAAATGTATAAATTGGAAAATCGTATTGTTAAATTGTTTTTAGAAGAGTATGAGCAAAGAAACCAAATTGCTGATTGAATATCTGCTCGATAGAGTGGATAAAGATTGGAGAAGCAATCAAGACATTGCTGATGCAATTGAAACTTTAGATAAAGGATCAAAGCGTTTTACTCCACCAACTCTGGATGAAGTTGCTTTAGAGTTACGCAAACAAAAGGTCAAGATGCCCGTAGTTCAAGCAGAAAAGTTCTTTAACTTTTATGAATCAAAGGGTTGGATGGTTGGCAAGAACAAGATGAAGAATTGGAAAGCAGCCATCAAAACTTGGAACTTTGAAAAGGACGGCATAATATTGTAAACTATGATTTTGGAAATTAAAGAAATCAGATTCAAGATATGTGATCATAAACCGAAAGCACAATCGGTTTGCATACCTAATGAAAAAGTAACGCTCGAAGAGTTCGGGCTTAATTTAAGAAAACAACTTAAACAAATATATGAATCTCAAAGAAGCACTAAAGTTCCGGTTCGATAAGAAAACGGTAACTACAAAAGAAAGCGGTGACTGCAAAGTGTACCACTACTTTCACAAGAAAATCAACGGAGTATTGTTTATGCTTTCCGTAGATACTCAAGGTAAATGGTATGGTTCTATTATGGAATACGATGTGAAGTTCTATACTCCTGCCTCCTTTAAGAATGTAATTCAAGCGGTCAAAGATGGCTGGTGGTGATTGGGTAATCCAATACAAGGGTTACAAGATTTACCAAGGTAAGACCAACGGTAAAAAAGATTGGCGTGTTTACGATGAGCAAGGTCAATTGGTAAAAAAATTAAATAGTCAAGAACAGGCAATCGAACACATATTAAATGAACGCAGACAAACTAATCAAGCTCGGGATTGACTTAAAAGACCGATGGAATGGAGAGGTTAAAACCATATGTCCCAAGTGCAGTACCACACGAAAGAAAAAGAATGATCCATCTTTAGGTGTAAACATTGACCTTGGTGTATGGAAATGTCACCATTGTAATTGGTCGGGATCCGTCAATCAGTATGTGAGACCCGAACCAAAGAGTCCAATCAAGACCCAAGGTATCTACGAGTATTTTAATAAGCGTAGCATCTTATCTACTACCGTGGATGCGTTTCGTATCACCGAGAGTACGGAATGGATGCCCCAGGACCAGAAAGAGCATCGTGTAATATGTTTCAACTATTTTCTAAATGAAGAACTTATCAATATCAAATTCAAAACCTCTGACAAGAAGTTCAAGATGGTTAAAGATGCTCGTAAAATCCCTTATAATGTCGATGCTATTAAGGGGTCAGAGTATGTTATTGTTTGCGAAGGAGAAGAAGAAACGATGGTCTGGTACCAATCTAACCTCCGAGCAGTTTCTGTTCCGAATGGTGCTTCTTCTAACAATAATAACTTGGATTGGTTGGACTCTTGTTATGAACTATTTGAAGACAAGGTAATCTATCTTGCCACGGACAACGATGAGCCAGGGCGTAAGTTAAAGCAAGACATTGCTCGTAGATTCTCAAGTCACGATATCCGTATCATTGAGTTTCCCGAAAATGAAAAGGATGCTAACGATTGTTTGAAACGGTATGGACAAGAGTTTATTACTCGTCTATTTCACGATGCAAAGCCACTACCGATTGCTGAAATTTCTAGTGCATTAGATTATCTATCAATAGTAGAGTCATACAAAGCTGATGGTTACCCTATTGGTTCGGTAGTTGAGATGTCTGAGACCGATCAGCATATCTCTTGGTCAAGAGGTGAACTCGTTGTAGTAACCGGTATCCCAGGTTCTGGTAAAAGTACTTGGCTTGACTATATGTTTACTCGCTTGGCTTATCTCAAGGGTTGGCGGTTTGGTATGTTCAGTCCCGAAAACATTGCACCTTTGAAGATTACTCGGATGAGTGAACAAATCTTGGGCAAATCACTCCAACAAATGAATCCAAACGAAATAGAACACGCAGTAAAAGTTATTGATAAGCACTTTTGGTTTTACAATGTTGAGGTGTTGGATGATTACTCTTTGGATAATCTACTACGCCTTGGTGAAATGATGGTTAAAAGAAATGGTATTGATTGTTTGTGCCTTGATCCGTTTAATTATATTGAACAAGGGTCGAGCGAAGAAAGTAGTAACGAGCGAATAGGAAATCTCCTGCGTAAGTTGAAACAATTTGCAGTTAAAAATGATGTCAATGTTACATTGGTTGCACACCCACGCAAAATGGATAAATCTAATGGTCATTATAATGTGCCAAGGCTTTATGATATATCGGGATCTCATCACTTTTTTAATGTACCCGATATAGGTATAGCCGTGCATCGTACATTTGACAATGGTCAGAGAGACCCTGTAGAAGTCCACGTCCAAAAGATGAAGTATCACTTTCGTGGTCGATTGGGCAAAGTAGAATACGAGTTTAATCGGGATACTGGACAATACTCGGAGGATGGTCACTTTAATAATCTATTGTATGTCAAAGCCAATACTGAATCAGATGAGCAAAATCTGTTCGGTTCATTACCAGCGTGGTGAGCAAATCCTTGAGTTCAACATATCGCCCGATGCAAAGAAAATCGTAGGTGATTCCTATTGGTATAGAGGAACAAGCATACCAATTGTCAGCGAGAATTGGATTAAACTCGGTGATTTTTACTATAAAAAACTACAAACATCCGAAGGTGTTATGTACACCAAAAACATTTTATACCGTTTGAAATGATAAAAGTTTATGATATTGAAACATTTGTGAATTGTTTCACCTATATAGATTATGATCCCGATACAAAAGAGTTCAATGAATTTGTGATTACCGATTTTCGGGATGACTATGAATCATTTGTTACTTATATAAAAGGACTGAAGAAGTCAAGAGCTGGTATGGTTGGCTTTAATAACCTACACTTTGACTGGCCTATAGTCAGAGCAATTGTTTTTGATAAAATTAATACCGCCCCAAAAATATATAGATTAGTTCAAGAAATTATATCTAGTGAAAGAAAGCAATATTTCTCCCAAGAGATTCCTCAATTGGATTTGTTCTTGTTAAATCACTACGACAACAAAGCCAGAAACGCATCACTAAAAGCCTTGGAGGTATCTCTTGGATGGGACAATGTAATGGATATGCCTTTTGATCATACCACTAACATCGACCAAGTCAATCTCAAAATGCTTTTGGATTACAACCGAAACGATGTATTGTTTACTGCTTTGTTCTATGACAAGTGCAAAGAAAAAATTGAACTGCGAAAACAAATAGGTAAGAAATATAAACTTAATGTAATCAATAAAAGTGATGTAGTAATTGGCGAAACAATATTTCTCAAATATCTATCCGATGCTATGGATACGCCTATTTATGAGTTATCACAAATCCGTGGTAAGCGTACCGATGTGCCTCTGAAGAACATCATATTTGATTATGTATCTTTCACCGAAAAGCCTTTTCAGAATCTTTTGAAGTTGATGCAAGAGACTGTCTCTTCTGCCACATTCCTCAAGAACTTTGTAGAGGGTCTAGATACAAGTGTTCAGACCAATGACTTGCTGAAGAAATTTGAAAGCAATAACATTCGGGTTCAGAGAATAGCCCAACAAAAGAAATCGTTTTCATTCAGCGTCCGATATAACGATATGAGGTTGGACTATGGGGTAGGTGGTATTCACGGTTGTGTGCCTCCAGGAGTTTATAAATCTTCTGAGTCCCAAATGATTCTTGATATTGATGTTAAATCATACTACCCAAACCTTTTTATTCAGAATCGTTTGCATCCAAGGCAAATGGACCAGGATACATTTGTCAAGGTATACTCTGACATTTTCCAAGAGCGAGTCAAGGCACAGCTTGACAAAGATGAATTGACATCTGGTGCATTGAAGTTGGCATTGAATGGTCTCTTCGGTAAAACAGGATCGGATGTGAGTTGTTTCTATGATCCAAATGTATTCTATGCAGTTACCGTTAATGGTCAATTATTAATTACTATGTTGGTTGAAGCATTAGTTAAGAATAATGCTGAGTTACTCCAAGTGAATACTGATGGTGTGACTATTATATTCAACCGCAAGATTAAGGATCGCATTGTAAAAGTGTGTAGAGAATGGGAAGCCAAGACCAAGTTGACATTGGAATATGCAGAATATGCATCTATGATTATTCGTGATGTAAACAATTACATCGCAGTAAAACCAGATGGGAAAATTAAAGAGAAAGGATGTTTTGAAACCAAAAAGGATTGGCACAAAGACAACTCATATATGGTTGTGCCCAAAGCCGTATTGGAATACTTTGTGAATGGGACTCCGGTAATGGAGTTTTTTAAGAAGCACGATAATATATTGGATTTCTGCGGCAGATACAAAGCCACCAAAGGTTGGCACGTTGAATACATATACCTTGATGGCAACACGGAAAAACGATTGGACTTTGGAAAGATATACCGATACATTCCAGTTATAAAGGGTGGAGTCAGTATGAAGATAAACAAAGATGGAAGAGAACACCATTTGTGCGAAGGGTATCAAACTATACCTTACAATACAAGAGAAATCTTTGATATCAATAATTTGAACCTTAAATTCTTTGAGAACGAATGCAACAAACTGATAGAGACAATCCAACCTTTGCAGATGACCCTATTGTAAACATCAATGTTCCTCCTCTTGGTATTGACTTGAGGAGGATTTTTCTATCTCTGCGAGGTCATATACCACATAGAGAAATAACATTTGGTACGAACAATGGTGATGTTGTAATTCCCACCTTGTCTTGGCCGTTCAGAACCATCCCAAATGGAGAGTTCTTGGTGATCAAAGAAAAAAAGATGGTTAAAATCCCAATGATTTTGGAAGATAATAATCTTTCCGTGGAAACAATTGATTTATTAGTGGCTTGGCTTGAGTATAGAAAGATTAATAATCGGTTTAGATTTTAATTTTCCTCCATACCCGAACATATCTACCGTTCTGAAATTCCAACATAGGAACTTCTTTTGTTGTTGCTACCTCTGGTTTCTTTACCTCGAATTTCTTGACGATATTTTTGTGCAGAATCTCACAAGCCACCATAGCATCAGCAAGGTCAGTGTTCTCTATGAGATATGATTTTAGTTCTTGAATCATATCAATAAACCAAATGTCATCACAATATGCATTCAGATAATCTATCATATAAGAATTGCCTCGTTCAGCCGTGGTATCGTTCTTATAGTATCCAATGGAATCATCGTCCTTCCAGAATCCTTTCCCAAGGAAGATTGGCTTCTTGGATAACAAGTGCAGCTTACCTGCATCTTTGTATTTTTGTTTGACTACACCGCCTCGGTTAATCTCAATCATTGCTACTGCGTTGTTATAATACTCTTGCAGGAGAATCATATTGTTTACAATAACTTCTGGATCTGAGTCCCGTTCTGCATAGTGTGCAACATATCTATTGGTGTCAATATCTTTGATTACAATGGCTTGTTTTGATCCATCACCCATATTCTTTG